TGTAAATTCTCAACAGGGTTAGCACGATACTTAGCAACTTTTGCTGTAGCGCCAGATGTAGCACCAGTTACAGTTTCTCCTGTAATCCAAGCATTGTTTGCTGAAACGAATAATCGGGAATTAGCAGTTATATCTTCTGCAAGAACTGTTGATGTGGCGCCAGATGTCGAGCCTGTGATAACTTCGTCTTTCTGAAAAGAACCAGCAGCACTATTTTGTTCACTAACGATTTGACCACCAGCATCCAAGTTAAACGCATTTGTTCTATCAAGCAACACATAGTTGTCAGTAGTTCCTTCAGTTTCTAAAAGAATATTGTCAATTGATGTGAATGTTTCTAAATTTAATTCGGCAGATTCCATAAAAAGGAAATAAGACGAAAGAAACTCAGTAAATTTAGGGTGGTCCGTTAAGACAAATTCAGGTACTTGTTGTTTAACAAGACTAGATATTTTCCTTTTGTTTGTTTTATATTTCGTGGCCATTATTACCCACTATGTTAAGAATAACTACTTGAAGTCGTATAAGATGTTCCCGCTTGTGAACTACCACTTACAATCGCATCTACTTCACCAGATATCGTTGAATTAGATGTATCAATAGATAATACTTGGTTTCGTACCGGTACAATGTCATTAGAACTTGGTATTGCAAAAACTCTAACTCTTGTGCTAGTTGCACCATCTACATTTGAAATACTTGTCAGGTGGGCGGATGTTAGAATTACTTCGCCAGTTGTATAATTAACTGTGCCAAAACTTGAGTCTGTATAAACTCTTGTTGTGCCACTTAGATAATAAGCTCTCAAATTACCAGCACCATCATCATCAAGGAAATGTTCATTTGCAGAACTGTCATCATTGATTTTGAATCCTGTTGAAGAAATGATGCCGCCGGCAGACTTATTGTGTTCACTATGTGGATTATATAATGCGTTATTAAAATTGAGGGTGTATTTTAATCCTGAATTTAGTGTCGGCGTAAAATACTTGTACATCTTAACTGTTGTGATATTACTTAGAATAGATGTATCAGCGTCATTAATTGCTTCAACTAATTTTGAGTATCTAAACATACCAGTAAAATCCTCTAGTGTGTTGGTGTTGTAAGTTGCAACTTTGCTAAGTACATTTGTTTGAAGTGTTGTTACATCCTTAGTTGTTTTGTCTGAATCATATTTGAAATTCACAACAACCGTAATGTAAGTTGTTTCGGGGTCTATAATTACAGGTGTTACTGAAGCAACAGCATATTTTTTAAGACTTGTTACAATGCTTTCTTTTGTTGCAACTGTTAAGTTTGAGCCAGATTTTGCTTTGATAGAGATATAAACTTTACCATAGTCAGGAGTTTCTGCATCTTCACCACCATAAACTTGAACTGCTTGTGCGTTTGCATATAAACTCTTAACTAGAACTTTATAATCTTCAGCTGTAACTGCTCTGTCTTGTGATGAATAATCTCTCGGTGCATTATATTTTATTGAACTGATTGATTCAAGTCCAGTTCCGCCAGTTGCATTACTATCTGTTGTAACTGTCGCACTTGAAAATCCACCAATTGTTCCTGACAGAGAAAAAGATGAAGCGCCATTCGGAGCATCTCTATTACAATTGATATAATCTAATATAACAATATTACCATCTGCAACTGCTTTACCTAAAACACCATCACCGAAATAAACTTCAAAACGACCGCCTTCAACTTCTTGTAAAAAGTAAACTTTAGATGTTGAGTCTAGTGCTGAAATACCTGTTGCAAGTGTATATGTGTTTGTTGTCGAGTCTGAAGAAGATTCCTGAACTTTAACAGTCAATGTAGTTGTATCGACACTATCGTTTGGTATAATGAATCGTTGGTCAATATCAGAAGTACTTACTGTGTATTTGTAGTTTAAATATGAGCCTTCATAAACTTTTAAATCATTGAACTGATAAACACCGTCTGTTGGAGTAATACTCACATCAGCATTATTGACAAAACTATATGATTGTCCATCAACTGTTGTTGTGAATTTAGTTCCTCTTGACATTGTAAGTGAAGCGCCAGAAGCGTTATTGACTAGAACATCAAGAACTGCTGTTGAAGATGTGCAACTTGTTGGAGTGTATCCAACTTGTTTCGCAAGAGATACAACACTAGAACGCAAATCAGCACTATCAAGATACATTTCGTTTGCCAACATATTGGCATTGTATGCTAAATAGTGTGTATTATATGCTAATGTGTCGAGAAGAACAGACATACCAGAACCTTCAAAGTTGTAGTCTGTAAATTCGCTTTGTTGTGATAAAAATGTTTTGAGGTTACTTTTGATTCCGTCAAAATCTAATTCTGAAATTTCTAATTTGGTTGCCATGTTATCTTAATCTCTCTAAAAAGGATTCTACTATTACTTCATCTGGATGGTTCTGTACACGAAACGATATTTGAACAGAGTATCCGTTTCTGTCAAACATCGGCTGTGTATGTACTTGAACCAACCTACATCTCGGTTCGTAATTATTAATCAAGTTTTCAATTTGTTTACTAATTATATGATTCATTTGAGGAGTCATCAACTCAAACAACATCGCCCTCAAATTAGAACCAATTTCGGGGTGAAAAGGTTTTTCATAATGATTCGTATTAATCAGATTTCTTACACTTCTTTTTACTGCTTCGATATCTTTTATCTTTTGAATATCTTTCGTTGCAGTATTCTGCTCAAAAGCTAAATTCAGGTCCTTATAAATCTTGGAACTTCTTGTACTTTCATTAGTTTGTGTGGCGTCATATCTTGACATTTAGCAACCTCTCCGTTATGTTTATATTTATAACGATTTAACCAATGTTTACATTAGAAGAACCACCCGCTCTCGTATGAGCACAACTATCAGCATCACCGGTTCTATTAACAGCAGTTCCGCCTGCAAATACAGTTGAACTTCCGTTAGCAGTCGTGGCGCCTGAATGAAGTCCGTGTGTTGTAACTGAAGAACCGTTTACTGAAAGCAATTTACTGTTCGCATAGACAGTAGATTGAGGAACAGAACTAATTGTTCCGCCTCCAGTATTGGCGTCCGTCATTCGTTGAGCAGCTGCCATTATTTCTTAGCGGTTGTTTTCTTAGTAGTTGTTTTCTTTGGTGTTGCAGTTTTCACATTAGGTGGGTCATTTTCAACCACTTCTTCTGGATGCTTCACTATCGCAGGTTTAGTTACAGTCATACCTTCAGGAACAATAACAGCACCTGAATCAACCAATGTTTGTCTATTTTCTAGATGTTTCATTTGGTTCGCAGCTTTGTTGCCGCCAGAATATGCTACAGCGTGTCCTTCTCTCATCAACACATCAGCACAATGTTCACCATTCATTGTTCTGAAGTTCCCAAGAATACGACCAAACTTACCTTTCATGTTTTCGCCGTTTTTACTTACTTGTGTTTCTAAAATTGCATCTACCCCCAAAAGTGAAGTTAGTCTTTCTTTAGCCGCAAGACCAAATACCTTTTCAACTCTATCACTTGTTCTTGATTCTGGAGTATCAATTCCCATAATTCTTACTCGTTCATTGCGAAGCCAAACACCAAAACCCAAATCTAAATCAACATCAACAGTATCGCCATCAACCACTTTTAAAATTTTACATTTATACTCGTACATAGTTTTTTCCTTTAATAAAGATTGCTTTAAACTATTTATAATCGCTTGACAATTTTTCCTAAATAATGTATAATACTAACTATGAATGATGAGCGAGTATCTAAGACAAATATTGAAAATGATTTTGTAGCAATATTTGAAAAATATCCGAAATCCATAGAAAAGACGATTTTTATCTGTTTTGAGTTGATTTTAGAATGTTTTATCGTGATTTTGGGCGAAAAAAAGACGATAAGTCTATTGGAACGAGCAAAAAAGGCGGTAAAGACGAAAAATTACAGTCAAATTCCACCAAAACCCCGAAAAACACGCAAAAAGACATCAAAAGCCCCCAAAAAAGTGCGAAAAAGTGCAAAATTGAATTAAATTCAACCTAAGTTGAAAATTTTTCTTCCAAATAATTACACAAGGGCTAAAAAGTAGTGTATAATATGCTTATATTATGATGAAAAAGGGTAAAAAATGTTAAGAAGTCAAATAGTTACAGGATTAATACACAGATTAGTTCAACGCTCAGACTTATGTTGGTCTGAAGTTGTTGATGGACATCCTGAACGAGATACCATAACAGTTTCATTTTGGGGTGATGAGAGTAGGCGAGAAACTGAACGCTCTATATTGCAACAAAGTGGTATACGATTGAGTGAAGTTGAACGATTAAGGGAAGAAGGAGTTGTCTTAGATGTAATATTAGATGATTTCTGTGTCGGCGTTAGGTGTAGTTTAGACCGAGTTTGGTTATTTACAGACTGGACACGCAGTCAAATATTGAGATTTTAAAGGAGAAAATATATTATGAAAAAAGTTAAAATAAGGTCAGAAGTATTCCTTTGTCTTAGTCCTAAAGAAGAACTATTTTGGGCAAAATATGTCAGTCCTAAATCTGAACATAGTCATTTCAAAGGAATACCTATGGAATT